GAACAGGTAGACACCAGAACTCCCCCCACGTCTCTTCCTTGGTCATGTCTTTTTCAATGACAGGTACTTGAAGAGGACCAATGTGGAGCTTCATGTTTGGTTGATTCTAAGTGAACCAGTGGATGCAGTTGATCTTGAAGTGTGTCCCTTCTTTTTCTTTTTCTTTTTCTTGGCATAAGGGCCTAGTCCTTTAGCCTGTAAGATGATGTCGACGTAGGCCCTCCTACGTGGTTCCGCTGCCACAGGTTTCACAGGTTCCTTCCCCATACTCCGGGCGACGACATCTGCAAAGCCCATATTAGTATTTTGGCGTGGGGATGTTTTCTTGCGTTTGGGCATTGTTCCTCCTGGTGTACACATAACCCGTCCCCTAAGTTGAATTTGTTTTGGGTTGTTTATATAAGAATTACTTCTATATATTCTTATATAAGTTATATAGAGGTAATATAGTAGTAATATAGTAGTAATGTAGTAGTAATTATCTAAGATTATCTAAGGTTCTTTCTAAGATACTTCTGTATTCACAACTCTTCTTAGATTATCTTAGATATTCCTTAGATATTCTTCTAGATGTTCTTTTAATTATCTTCACTTAGATCTCTTAGATCCTGAGTCTCCCCCCCAAACCCCCCCGTGGACCGTCCAGGGAGGATGAACTTGGAGGTCAACACAGAGGAAATCTGGGGGAGAAACTCAGAATCTAGGAGACCAGATGAAGATATCTTCACTTGAGTCTCTTGAGTCCGTCGTTCCCCAAAGAATCTTGGTTCTTCAAAAGTTGTACCTAATTCATTTTTAACCCCCTCAGGGGGGTCATGCTCTCACAGGCCGTAGGATGGCTCAGGAGCGATTTGAATGATCCAAGGTAGGATGGGATACCTGAGTGGATGAAACGCTCTCAGGGAGCCTCTGAGGGCCTCTCAGGTATCTTCTGGTGTCAGCATGTCAATGACCTTCATGTGGGCCACCAAAGCATCCGTCAATTGGACGGTATTGATTCTGTCAAGCAAGAACTCTTCCCATGCATCTATGAAGTCATCGAGGGATGCTCTGAGGAGTTGTTCATCCATGACATGGAGTCTCTTGTGTTTGATCCAAGACAATGATCTTGGAATTTATTGAGTTCTTCTTGGAGTTTCTCGGATCTGTTAAACCGAACTGCTTCATCAACATCCCGGCTCATCTGGTCTACCCAATACTGGCAAGCCATCGCAAGGACATCTAAGCGGTCATCGTGAGCCAGTGAACCTTTGTCTCTAGTCAACCGGGTCATCTGGTAGAAGAGCTGGTATTTCAGGGCCTTCTCTGAGGGGAGATGCTTGGTTGAGTCATAGTCCTGTCGGATAACTCGCTCATCTACCACCAGTTTATGTCTGTTCATAACTGGCTCTAAAACATCCAATATGCGTCGTTCTTTCTGGATATTGTGGCGAACTTCCGTGATCGTGACTTTGTGAATCTTTGAGAGAATTGGCTGTAACAGTGCCGTAAACATGCCATCACCGAAGTTGGATTCGACCAGAATTTCGTTGACATCCTGCTCCTTGGCAATCACTGACAACGCCTTCAAGGTCTCCTCTGAGTACCCTCCGGGGAGTCCACCGGCTGCTGTGACGAAGAGCTGAGAGTTCAACATCTTGACCACTGAATAGGCCGTCTCATCAGCACCACGACCCGAGGGGTCAATCGCCATCACAGCTCCCTGATACTTCAGGAGTTCACCATTGGTCCCCATCGGCATGTAATACCGATCACCATTGAACCCCACACATGGGAGGTCTTTATATGCATACTCAGGAGACCCCGCCCAGACCACCTTCTCAGGTGCATTCTCAGCATCCAGTCTCATCACAACCAAGTCATTCAGCTTCAGTGGGTATCTATCAGCATCACTCAAGGATGTATCAAGCATGAATTGCAAAGCAAACCCTGAGCGTCCATAGGATGCCTCACGTTCCATGAGGTCAAACTGGTTGAACCTCTTGGGGTCTGTTGGCTCACCCTCCTCCATGTCCAACTCAAGGATCGTAGGAGCAATCCTGGGGCCATACCCGATGATCTGACGCTCATTAGGTTTCCGAGCAGGCCAGATCTTCACATCATATCCACGGTCTGGTAATTCGTTGTAGAGACTCTGCTCAGACTGAGGAGTCCCAAGGTAGATCACATGACCAGAAGGTTTCAGAACAGCATCGAACTCCTGTACCGCCACACTGATCTTGTCACGCATCATCTGGGTTGCTGAGTTGTTCAAGGACTCCACATCATCCGCAATGATCAGGTCCGCACGAGCACCCGTGATCTGTGAGGAGATCCCCTTGGAGGTCACCGAAGGAGCATGGCTCGCTGGAGCAGGACCAACATCAAAGGCAATCTTGGAGTTCCTCTGAGTCTCGTGAGGTTTCAGGTGATGCAGGATCTCCATCTCAGAGATCAACCGCAAAGTGAATGTACTGAAGTCATCAGCACGTTGCTTAGACGCAGACACCACCAGGATGTTCTTGGTGGGATCTAGGAGTAGCTGGTGACACACAAACGCAGAAGTGATCCAAGACTTCCCGACACCCCTGAAGGCCATTACGCATCGACGCTTAGGACCACACTGAATGTAGTCAGCAATGTCGTATTGGATCGGGGTGGGGTCGGGAAGACCTAGGTGATCCCACGCCAGATACAGGAAATTCCTGAAGTCTTTTAGGCGGGGGTCCATGATATGTTTCTCAACCTACGTTGGGGATCTCTGCTTCGGGGTCAAATGGGAGAACCTTCGCCAAGTTCAGCAGAGGTTCACTTTGGTTGATGTTGGCATCAATTCCGTTGTCCTTGAGGAACTGCCGAGCAACACTGAGTTCACCTGAACCAGCTTCACCAGACATGATACGTTCCATCAGGAGCATCGAGAGAGCCTCATGCAACTTTCCCAGTTCCTTCTTGTCCATTACTTACTCACTTTCTCTAAGCCACTGGTCCCTTGGGCTTCGGAAAGGGACCGAAGGGTGTGATTGGCACACGCGGTTTCTTTGCGGTCTTCTTTGTGGTCTTCTTTGTGGTCTTCTTCTTCTTCTTCTTTCGTATCTTCAAAGCGTTATACATACAACGAACTCCCCGAAGTCTACGACTTCTTCTTCTTCTTTTTCTTCTTACCGATCTTCAGGCGAGATCCCACAGATCCCACAGATCCCACCCGAACCTTTGATCGACTTCTTGATGAGTGGACACGATCACCTTTACTTCCATACCTTTGACGAGCCATGTTTAAATTCCTTCCTGTGTTATCCGCCGACTTGAACGGTGATAGTTCCTGTGCACCCAGCAGCAGCGGTACACGTCGCCCGCATCTCTGGGTACAGTTGTAAATCTTCTTCGGTAAAGGTCTCATCGGCATTCAAGTTCTTAGAGACAACCTGTACCCACTCCATTGAGGAACTCAAGCGGCCCTCAACTTTGGTGACAAGGTTTCCTGTACCAGTATAAGATGTGCATCGCCACATCGCGACACCACGGTTTGATTTGGGCATGTGAAACAACACAGTTGACCCAGTTTCAGTTGCGGAAGAAGCGACAGCCACCCCGTCCATTAGAGTTTTTACAAGCATTTGATTAGTCCGTTTTAATATATTGAAAGAGAAATGAAGCAGCAGCCCCAATGACCGCAGCGGCCCCCAACATCCAACTTCTGGATTGTTCGAGATTACGAATTCGATGGTCCTGGCGATTCAGTTCCTCGTCGTGAACAGCCATGGAAGTGATCAAGGAATCTACCTTTCCTTCTAACCTCCCCAAGGCCAGCAGTAATTCTTCGTTCATTATACACCTATTTCCATAATAGTTATTGAACTCGCCATGACACCACCCTGTAGTCTGACACCAGCAGAACCATTAAATGTAACTGTTCCTGCGGAGTTTTGACCTCCCCGAACCTTGAATGTTGTCTCTGAGGTAGTACCCGAAGTCATATAGTGATTGAACACAAGTCCATTGAGCTGTGCTCCACTACCACTCTCGATGTGAGCAGATGCTAAGGCTCCTGCTGTCTCATCTTGAAACAGCGAAGCCATTACCTGTTGGTCATCTGCGTCTGCGTCCATGTAACAAACGACTTGAATCAGAAGTTTACTGGTTGCACTTGTGGGTGTAATAGCGAGTGTCATCCACAGATTACCTTCGTCGCTCTGGCTGATGGTATCGTCATTGACCATAACAGTTGTACCAGTAGCGACCGCACCATCCATGACGTTCACAACCTGAAGGATCTTTCCATTATCTGTAACAGTAGCCCATACTGGATTCGCATCAGCACCCTGAGTCTTCAGGAATTGTCCACTGGTGCCAGCACCAAGGTTCACAAGGTTAGAGCCGTTGTAATACAGAACGTCACCCTGGGCGAGCGTAGCTCCCCCGAGGTCTTCCAAGGCAGCGTCATCAAGCATACCGCCAGGTACTTTGGTAGTCATAATTAGTCCACAGGCTTGGCCTGCAACAGAAGGTTCTTATGCGTCAAAATCCACAAGAGTGAAGGTGTTGGTGGAAGCCCGAGCTGTAATCTTCACCATGCTATCCCCATCATCACCCTCTTCCGTACCATCACGCATCCAAATACCCGTTGAACCCTCTGCTGGGTCATCTGGGTCTGCGGATTTCTCTGTAAGTAAAATCGCAGTTAATGTGGTGTTGCCAGTCACACCCAGAGTCCCAGCAACCACAGTGTTACCCGTAGCACCATCCACAGTCATCTTATCAGTGTTTACCGTTAGATCGGTTGTCAACGAAGTGATCCCTGTCACACCCAGAGTCCCAGCAACCACAGTGTTACCTGTAGCACTGTCCACGGTCATCTTGTCTGTGTTCACAGCCATATCGTTAGATATGTTGGTGGTTCCAGTACCTTCAGTGATGACCTTGACACCACCAGTGGTTGAAGCGTCGTGGATCCTCAGTTCCTTGGTGTCCGACACATAGGTGAGTTCACCTATAGCACCTGTGAATGAATCGTGGTCACTGTCAGAGCCACGGCGAAGTTGCACTTGTTTAGTAGTCATTGGGTTTTCCTAAAAGTTTCAACCAGCGGATACTTTTAAAGTATCGTCATCAGTCCAAAGTTGCCCCGCCACCTCGGGGCCTGCAACTTAGGTTTTATTGTTAATTAAGAGGCACTCCTGAGTTCTATAATGCGATCAATCCGCTGGATATGCCGAAAAATCCACTAGGGTTATTGTTTTGATTACATCCCCTGCGTTAATCTTCATCATGATATCCCCATCACCACCCCCTCCCGTACTATCACTCATCCAAATAACCGTTGAACCCTCGTCTGGGGCAGCAGATTCCACGGATCTCTCTGTAAGGAAAAACTTAGTTAATGTGGTCTTAGCTGTCACGTCCAGAGTGCCATCGATCGTGGTATTACCAGTTACATCCAGAGTGCCCGCAAGTGTTACATCTCCATCGAAAGTCAACCCATCGGCATAAGAACCATCTCCGGGAAGGATCATAGTAAACTTAGAATCATCAGTTGACAGAGGCAAATCAGTGTCCTGATTTCCATTCATCAAGGAAACAACTGTGGATGAATCTGCTATGTTGCTCATGTCTACAAATCCAGCGGTGCCAGTATAGACATTATTAGAAAGAGTTAGGTCTTTTACTCTGCCACCACCATCACCAAAGCCTATAGCGTAGCTCGTAGTATCTCCGTTAAGAGAGTCAAGGCCATTGAAGTAACATCCCTGTATTGTGATTGATCTTGACCACGAAGAACCAGCCTCCTTACCGATCCGCATTATTTGTGCGCTTTGATCTTCATATGCTCCACCCTCGAAATAGCAGCCTATAAAGGTGGCACATAGAGCCTCCTCTATATCCACCTGTAAGACAGAACTTCTTTCTATATTACACCCAATAAATGTAGGGGTGCAGGGTTTAAATCCATCGGTATCGTCTCCTATACGCACACCGTATTTAGAAAAAGTCCCCATGCTAGAATTAGAGATCCGAGTACCAACAACAGTTACTGCATTAGTACTTCCACCAATAAACAAACCAGTCGCATTCTTATGAAGCGTTGAGTTATTGATAGATACAGCATCGGGACCATTATAAGGAATGGAGATTCCAAGTTGACAGCCGGAAACAAAAACTCTTTCGATAAGTGCGCCGCTTCCCCCTGCATCAACTTCCCCACCATTTCCCATCAAGATTCCCACATTCGTACCGGTTTCTGTGTTACCAGAGCCAGAATTTCCAATTATAGATAAATCTCTTACGTTCAATCTACCGGGATTATCTACAATACAATTCGCCGATGACTCGGTGATGTGCTCGATTACTGTACCTGTATTTGGTTGGGAACTAACATCAGCTGGCCCATCTCCATACATAGACGGAGCATAGTTATCACCGAGATCATTATCTTCCGGCCATGTAAGAGTCCCTGTGACTATATAGACACCCGCAGGAAGATAGATAGAGTATGTCTCTGCGGTAACAACAGCCGCAATAGCCG